TTGGAGGTGCCGAGCATGGCTTCGTCGTTGTCGGTCCATCCGGGGTTGAGTTGGTCCCATGGGAGGGCTTGGGGGTCTTGGATTTGGAGTTGGTTGGCGTGGGCGTTCCAGGCGATGTGGTTGAGGCGTGGGTCGTGGGTGAGGATGAGTTCGAAGTTCCCGATGGTGTCCTTGAAGCCGCCATCTTTTTTGGTCTCGAGTTGGGTGAGCCACGTGTCGGTTTCCTGCCCCTCCCCTGCCTCGGTGGTGTCCTCCCCTTCTTCGGATGGTGTTGTGTCGTCGTCTTCGCCGCGCGCGTCCTGGTCCTCGGTGATGGGTTGGAATACGTCGTTGATTTTCGCCGCGGTGGCTTTCGCGTTTTCTGCGCGCGCGCCGGCGTCTTGGTTGACGAGGTCCATCATGGCGAGGTAGCTGGGTTTCTTGTTGGCTGGGGTGCCTGGGGTGGTGTCTGCGTCCAACTCTCCGAATTTGTGGATGCGGACGAGGTCGAATGCGGAGTGTGAGTGTCCGTCGGCGGCGGGGTCGGTAGCGTGCTGGGAGTAGGCGTAGTGGCCGTGGTTGTAGACGATGAGGCCGTTGCTGGAGGAGCCGCCGGTGTAGGTGTAGCGGTCTTTGGTGGTGCCGGGCTTGTAGACGTCCGCGAGGAAGGTGTTGATGGCGCGCGGGATGGTGTAGGCGCGGTTGAAGGCGCCGAGCATGCCGGGCTTCTCCCTCGGGTCGTCGAGCTTGGAGGTGCCGAGCATGGCTTTGGCGTCGTCGGGTGTGACGCCGGGCCAGGTGGTGACGTCCTGCCAGGTGTCGTACCGGTCGAGGTAGTCGTCCGGGTTGAGGCTGTCCTTTTTGGAGCTGATTTCGACGTGGTAGTCGCCGTCTTCGAGGGTGGCGGGCCAGTAGAAGAAGCGTTCTGGTTCGAAGGTGGTGGGGTCGAACCATGCGAGTCCGGGGTTGATGTCTTGGGCGACTCTGCGGGCGACGGCGCCGTATTCGTCGGCGGTGACGTCGCGGTGGAGCCAGACCCAGATCCGCCATCGTTGTTCGGTGGTGAGGTGGCTGAGTGTGGTGTGGGCGAGCCAGGCGTACGGGACGGTGTCGGCCAGGGCGGCGGGGAGGTCTACATCTGCGGGGATGTTGTCGAGGTCGAGGGTGATGAGGCTGCGGGTGAGGATGTGGCCTTTGCGGCGGCGCCCGTGCTTGAGGTGCCCGCCGACGAAGCCGCCGACGTCTTTGTGCTTGTCGCGCTCGGCCTTGGGCATCTTCTTGTATTGGTCTTTGGTGCAGTTGACGATGATGGGCTCGTACGCGCGCGCGGTGAGGTCTTGGAGGGTGGTGAGTGTGTTGGTCCAAAGGGAGGAGGTGCGGGTGGTGGCGGTGGCGATTTTGAGCTCGCGGTTTTTCATTGGTGTTCTCCTCCATGGTGGTCGTGTTGGGTATTAAAAAAGGGCCCTTGCACGTGGTTGTGCGGGGCCTGGTGGTGGGGTTAGTGGGGTGGGGGTTTGGTGCTCGTCTTTATCTTGTATCCGAGTTCGCTTAATGCTTTAGTGAGCCGCTCGGTGCTTGTGGTGAACTTGTATGTTTCGGGTTTGGCGGTGCGGGCCATGCGGTCGGCGTAGCGTTGTGTCATGTCCCATTGTGGGAAGCGGCGGCCTTGGGGTTTCTCCCAACAGTTTTCATGGACGGGTATGGCTATCCAGCGCAGCCACCTATCCTCCTGGTCTTTGTAGACCATCCATCGGCTCATGCTTCCTCCTTGTGTTGTGCGAGTGCGAGGAGTGCGGCGGCGAGGGGTCGGCGTTCCTCCGGGTCTACGTCGATGTGCCCGGGCGGGATGTTGGGGTGCGAGCTGCTGCGCGCATATTCGATAATCAGCCCGTTGTGCTGGACTATGTGTCGCCTGGTTGGCAGTGCGGTAAGGCGCGGTAGTGTGACCTCGATGGTGCGGGCGCGCTGGTCGGCATAGGCCATAGCTTCGGCGTGGGTGGGGAATCGTTTTGCGGTACCGGGGATTTCGCGCCCCTGTTTGTCTACCTGCATCGCTACCCACCAGAAACCGCATTCTACTTTCCAGCGGCTCATGCCTCCTCCCATTCCCCTACGAAGCGGCGGTGTGTGGGTTCTCCGTCGTAGTGGTACACGTCTGTCATGCCTTTGTGGTCTCCGAGGTATTCGGCGTACTCCCATTTCCCTGCTGGTGGTTGTCCGTCTGCCTGCCAGGCGCGGGGGAGGTCGGGGCGTAGGGTGATGAGGTCGTACTTTGCGGCGATAGTGCCTACACGGTCAGGGTAGGTGCATATAGCTAGCCAGTCGCGCATGTGGTCTGCCCTGTAGATGCACAGTTTGCCGTCTTCATCTTCGCACCACATCCCCCGGCACTGAGCTCTTTCCTGTGGAGTCATATCGGCGAGGGTTTTCATAGTTCCTCCTTGAGTTGGTCATAGATGGGTGTGTCCTCTGGTGTGTGGTGGTTGTCTCCGTCGAGTTGGATTCTGTCGGCGTACACGGTGAGCCGGACGCGGTGGATGCCGGGCGCGGGTGTTTCCACGGTGGGGGCTTCGTCACTGTGTAGGAGTGGGATGCCGTCGAGGGTTATGCCGCGTGGGCTGACACGGATTCTGTGCGGTCTCATGCTTGCTCCCATGGGCCTACTAGGCGTTTGGCGCGGGTCACGTTGTCGCCTAGGTTTGGGCCTTTTTCGATGATTTCGTCCAGGGTGTAAAAGCGCGGTGGCCGGTAGTCCGCCCCTTGGTAGTCCATGCTGGCAAGCACACGGAGGGCTTCAATCCCGGCGTAGTGCAACGCCATGTCCACTTTCGCGTACTGAGGCCTACGCTCGCGCAATAGTTCCTTGCTGGCTTCTTCCGGGGTCATGCTCGCTCCTTGGCGTATTGGGCTGCTGCGAGTACAGCGAGGGCGAAAAAGTTGGCATCATTAGGGTCCATCCGGCCAAAGGATTCGGGTCTGTCGATGTAGACGGAATCATCGTCGTCTTCTATCCAGACGGTCTCGCAGTTCCATAACAGCGCTCCATCTGGGCCGGGAGACGGCTTTGGTAGGTCTGGGGCGAGGAGTCCCGCGTCGGCGAGGGCGTTGGCGAGGCGCTCTGCTTCGCCTGCCGCTGTGAGGATTTCCCCGCGCTCCCACGTTTGGTTGACCTCGTCGTAAATGACCTGCACGGCACGGTCATAGTTAGTCATCGTGGGCGTCCTTTAGGTCGCAGGCGGCGAGGATGTTGTAGGCGAGTTCGCGGCCCTTCATGGTGTCGGTGACGCAGAGTTCGCACGGGTCTGGGGCCGGTTTGGTTAGGTAATCGTCCTCGTCGCACTCGTCATACACTGCGCGGATTACCCCGCCGTCAAGGCTCACGTAGCCGTCCACCATTGGCCATTCAAATTCCCCAGTATCGGAAAACACGGTCGGCTCTGGTGGGGCTGGTGCGAGTAGTCCGCAGTCAGCTAGGGATTCGGCTATACGGCGAGGGCTGTAGCCTTTCTGCACGCACAGCATGATGACCTGCGCGGCCAGGTCAAGGTTAGTCATCTTCTTGCAGCTCCTGTGGTGTGTATCCGGTGCGGATGTAGGGTCTCATTGGGTCGCCAAACTCCCAGTCAAGATGAGCGTCGCATACGGGGCAGTAGCTTGGCGCTTCCCATTCCTCGGGGTCGGGTACATCTTCAATGGCTTCTGGGTGGGGCCATGCAGCGAAGTTGGTCAGGCAGGTATCACAGGTGGCAGCCCAAATCATTCGGTCAAAGTTAGTCATCGTGGTCTCCTAGTGCTTCGTTGATGTGCTCTACCACTTTCGCGGCGAGGTTCTGCTCTATCGGGGTGCGCTTCGGGTCAGTGCTGACGTACCGCCAGATTTCGATAACATTCTCCAACGCGTCTCTAAGGATGATCAGTTCACGGGCTAGTTCGGGGGCGAGTGTATAAAGACGGCTAACCTCCATCTCTGCCTTCACCCCGTATATCTCTTCGTGCTTGCTGGGGTAATCGTGGTGGATACTGCTGGCGTCGGCCCCCTTGTACGTCCACTGCATCGAGGGGAGTCTGCGCCGTTCCTCAGTCAGCAGGCGTTTTAGGTTGGTTGTGCTCAGGTTAGTCATCTTGCACCTCTGTGAGTGTGTAGCGCTTGCCGGTTGGGGTGAGCTGGTCTCGTCGCCACTCGCCCGTAGTTGTGACGATGTTGCCGGTGTCCACGTCGTCGTGCCACAGCATCACTGCCTCGCGGCCTACGGGGGTTATCGCACCCGCGAGGTAGTGCTTGTCATCGTCCCACTCCACGTCGGCCATTGTGGGTTGTGGCTTGGGTGGGATGACGGCGGTAATCGCCCTGCCCTTAGTCATTATCCAGTCCATTTCGTCAGGCTCCGTTGTGTGGCTGTGCGCAAAGCATATGAGCGCAGCTAGCGCGTTGTTCGCGTTGATGATTTCTTGGCGGGTGGGGTTAGGCATGGTGTGTGTCCTTTGCTTGGTCTGCTAGGCGGCGGGTTTCTGTTTCGACTTCCTCCCACGTCCAGATGTGAACTCCTGGGCCACAGGTGATACCTGGCATTTGGAGGGCGTGCTCAGCGTCGGGGTGGTGACCGTCTCCGGGGTGGTTGGTGTCGAAGCCGATTACGCGGCCCTCGTGGTAGGTGATTCCTCCGTGTACGTCCACGTCGTTGAATTCCTGTAGGTTTCCCTCGTTGAGCCACGGGTGGCCCCCTGGCAGCTCGATGTAGCCGTTGATGGTGAACGGCCCCATCTGCGTCATACAGTTGATGCCCCGGTGGGTGAAGCGGCGGGCGGTGTCGTTGGCGATGCAGGCGAAAGGGTTGGTCATTTCTGGTTCCTTTCGAGGTGGTCGAGGTAGGTTTCCCAGTTAGGGTTGGTGCGGCGGTAGTGGGCGGCCTGGTCTGGGGTTTCTTCCCGGCGCATGTGGAGGTCTACGCCCGCGTCGCGGGTGAGGACGTAGCGGGTGTGCTCGCTAAGGTCGTCCCAGTGGTCGATGACGAAGCGTGTGGTGCGCCGCACCACGTAGTCGCTGCGGCCCTGCGCGTTCCGCATTGCGCCCACAATCATGTGCTGCTCGTCCGGTGTGAGGGTGATGGGTTTCCCGGGGTTCGGGGTGTGCAGGATGGCGTCATCCTTGCGCATATCACGCGTCAGCTCGTCATAGTCGTCACGGTCGGTCATTGATGATGTCCTTCTTTATTGAGTTGTCGTGTGGAAGCTTGAGGCCCCCGGATGGAGCCAAGGGGCGATAGTGGTTTAGAAGCCGAGGTTCGGGGACGCTGCGGCAGCGCCGCCGCCGAGCGCGGAGAATACGTCCTCTGCCTCAAGCGGCTGGCCGCCCAGGCGCTCCCCGTCCTTGACCTTCTGCACGCCTACTAGGGAGGCGCTGATGCCCTTGTTGCCGGAGTTCTCGTAGGCGAAGAACTGCACGGCGGCGTTGATGTAGCAGCCGGAGTAAATTTCCGACTCGTCGATGATTGGCTGCAGGTTTCCGTCAACGACGAAGGGCTTGCGCTTGGTGCTGGCCTTGGCTGCGATGAACCAGTGGCCGGCGAACTCCGGGCCGCGGGGCTCGCCGCTGTCGTTGGGCTTGTCGCCGTCGCGCAGTGGCGGGTACTTGGTCTGTGCGGGGTCGATGGGCTGCTTGAAGACGTGGCGCTCAACGCCGTCCTGAACTGCGTTATTGATTGCCGTGTTGAGTGCCTCAACGGTTTTGGTGTCCGTCTTTGGGATAAGCAGGGTCATGGAGTACTTGGGGTCGGCGTTTTCGTTGACCTTGTGCGGGGTGAATAGGTGCTCGAAGGACAGTCGGCCGTATACGGTGACGTCGCGGTTGGTCTTGGCCATGGTGGTGGTTCCTCCTTGGAACATTGGTGGTGATGGGTTGTTGGTGCCGGTGAATCTCGTCGACCAGCGGCAAGCGGTGCGGAGCGTTAGGCGGCGTCTCTTATAGACGAGCGGCCCTATAGACGGTTGCGAGGGTCAAAAGTGCACTCGATATGAGAGAACTTGCCCTGGCTACCGGCGGGTGCTGTGGCGATAGACCACAAGACAAGGAGTCTTCGAAAGAATCGAAAATCTCCCAGATATCGTTGTAGGCCCAGGAAAGCTCTAGGTCGTTTTCAATGTGTGGCTTTTTCATTAACTTGCCTCCAGTGGTTGGAATACGGTCTCTGGTGTGGCTACTGCCAGTGCGGGGCGCTTATCAGACTCGGGTACGAGCGTGGGCTTACCGGCAGGTTTGTGGACGAGGTCGCCGAGCGTGTCCTGAAACTGCTTCTTGCCGAGCAGCTTCGTCATCGCAGTAATACCCAGCAGCTTCTTCTCGTAGGGGTCGTGGCCGGCCTTCTCAACCGCGGCGGCTACCGCTGTCTCGTCGGTGTAGCGGCGCACGCTGCGGCCTTCCACGAGCTTCAGCCCGGGGTAGGCATGCCCGCTGTTGGCCTTGTCCAGGGCGAACTTCTCTACCGTGGTTAGCCACTTTTTTAGCTCTCCGGACCAGGTGATGATGTTGGCTATCTGGTTGTCGGTGAGTGTCTCCGGCGCGGGTGCTGCCGGGGTCACCTCGTCCGCTTCTTTCGGTATTGGGGCGAAGTACTTAGCAGCCAATGCAGTGCACTGGGGTGCGTGGCGGCAGAATCGGCACCACTCTCCCGCATTCAGTTCCCCTTCACCCTGGATTGCGGCCTGGGCCCGGGCCTTGACCACAGTGTCAGCCCACTGCATCAACTCGGCCACGCTGACCTCGTCGACGCTGATGTTGTTCAGACGCGGCTGGAAAATCACCATGCGCACCGTGTCGATGCTGTAGATCATGCCGAATTGGGTGAGCGCGCCCAGGGCGTACAAGCGCATCTGCGGATTCCCCACCGCGGAGACCTCCACGCCCTTGCCGTATTTCAGGTCGATGACGGTCATGGTGCCGTCCCCGACGATGAGGGCATCGCCGGTGCCGAAGCCGTCCGGCACGATGTGGCTGAAGTCGAGGCGTTGTTCGATGGCGAGGAATGCGGCGGGGCTGGTCTTCTGCGCGCGGTCGAGCTCAGCAACGACGTTATCGACGTAGTCGTCGGTGTAGCCGTCCATCTCCTCAGTCACCCAGTCAGTGCTGGTGAGCGTGCTGGGCAGTCCTTGGAGGTTGCGGAGCTTGTGCTCTGCGAGCTCGTGGGCGGCGGTTCCTTCGGCGGCGGCGTCTGAACTGCTGTCCGGGTACTGCTCCTCCAGTCTGGGTGCTGGGGTGCAGTTGAGCCAGCGGTGGGCACTGGAGGCGGAGAGTACTGCGTGTGCGCGGCCTGAGTGGCCCGCGGACTCGGGCGCGTCTGCCTTGAGCACGCCGAGGGTCTTTACCTTGCCGAAGGACAAGCGCGTCGGCCCGTCGCCGTCCTCGTTCGCCAGCGGAATCGTCTTCTTGTTGAGGTGGCCGGCGATGCGACGAATGACCCCGTCGGTGTCCTCCAGGTGGGTGATGCCTGACTTGGTGATGACGTCTCCTACGTGGGAGAGCTCTTCGTCTCCTAGGGCGTCTGGCATGGCGAGCATCGGGCGGTAGCTACTCATTGAGGGACTCCTTGTGCTCGGTGGCCATGCTGATGAGCTCCGGCAGCGTGCCCTTTGGCACGTCGGTCAGGGTCTTAACCCCGAAGTGAGGGAACAGCTCGCCGGTAATCCATGCCGGGCCTTCTGCGAGGCTGATGTGGCGCAGGATGGTTTGGGCTTCGGGTAGCAGGTCGGTGCCCTGGTCTTCGGTATCCTGCGAAGTCTCTGGGGACTCCGGCTGCGGTGCTGGCGCTGATTCTGGTTCCTGGTGGTCTACGTCGCCCGGCGCGTTTGGTGTGTTCTCCACCTGCGGCCACGGGGACACATTATCCGGCTCCTGCTTAATCCGGTCGTACGTGCGCTGCAGAGTGTCAATACCGATAGCGAGTAGGTCTAGGGTGAGGTCTTTGTTCATCCAGGTCATAGCGTGGTGTCCTTTCCGGTGATGAGGGTGGTGCCGTGGACGGTCAGGCGACGCTGCCCGTCACCACCAA